CGCGAGGCCGCTATGACCCCGGAGCGCCCGAGCGCGGAGCAGGAAGCGCGGGAGTGGCTGCAGGATCAGCACGCCATGCTTGAGCACGAGAAAACCTCTCGGCTCGCTGCCTTGCTCACGTCCCGCGAGGCCACGCTGGAGCGCGAGCTTGCCGAGGCGCGCACCGTGCTGGAGGCGCGGCAATCAGCGTTCGGGAGCACGCAGCTAACGCACGCACTGGCCAGACGCGATGCCGAGCTTGCCGAGGCGCGGCGCGAGCGGGATGCGTTGCGAGACGAGATGCAGCGCGTGGATACATCGCACGAAGCCATCATGGCCGAACGTGACGCCGCGCAGGCCATGTGCGCGCAGTTGCGGGAGGCGCTGGAGATACTGGTGGCCGCATCGAATGAAACGTTCACTGGCGACATGGACGATCGGCAAGCGACGCTGTTGGAAGCGCATATCCACGCGGCCGCCGCCCTCGCCGCGAGCGCCGAGTCCACCGCCGCGTTCATCGCGGGCGTCGAGCGTGGGGCGCGGGGGGCGGAAGAGAAGCGGTGCATCGGCATCGCGGAGTATTCGATCAACGACGCGGCGCTGCGCGAGAAGATCGTCGCGCGCATTCGCGAAGGGCACGAGCAGCACACGAACGCCAAGGAGCCCCGCCCGTGATCTGGCGCACGGTACGCGGGTCGCGCAGTCGGGTGGTGCATGCGTGGTGGCGTCAGTTCGACATCACCACGGCGCTGTACACGAAATGCTGGACCCTATGGCGTGGCCAGTTTGAGCACGACCTTGTGCGCCCACCGCGCAACGCCCCGCGCTGCCGGCGCTGCGTGCGGGCGATGGGGAGTAGGGGGTGACCTGCGATGTCTGCGGCCAGCCGCCTCGCAACGTGCATTACTGCGGCACCTGCGGGGCGCCGGTGTGTCTAGTCTGCGCCGAGGGCCACGAGTGCGTTATGACGCGCGATCTGTGGGCGAAGCTCGAACCGAAGTACGCGCACACTTGGGATTGGGAGGAACACCCGGATGGATGGGATGAGCCGTGCATGTGCGCCGACTGCCGGAGCTACGCCGATGCCTGACCGCGACCCGGCAGACGTGCTCGCGGAGCTTGCGGCGAAGGCCACGCCGGGGCCTTACGTCGCCTCCACAAGCCCGGAGGCCATCAGTTACGGGAGCCTCCATGTCTACTCGTCACGGTTCAATAGCGCGGTGGTCTATGGGCGGACATGGTGCGCGGAGCGGAATGGTGCTGACGATGTGCGCTACTTCGCCGCCTGCTCGCCCGACCGCATCCTCGCGCTCATCCGCCGCGTGCGCGAGGCGGAGGCGGTGTGCAAGGCGGCCGATGCATGGTTCGTCGCCGACCCCTACATGCACGGGTGCGATCCGCCATGCGGAACGCCGGAGTGTGCGCTACACGCCGCTATTGCCCGTTGGCTGGGGAAGGCGGGCAAGTGAGGGCCGCGAGCCTGAGCCAGATCGCCGACCTGCCGGATCGCGCCTACTGGACGGTGCCCGTTCGTGGTGGATACGAGATCGCGCCGATTGACGGCGGCCCGGCGTTCTGCGTGCCTCAGCGGGTTTGGGACGGGTGGTTTGACGAGGCTTGGTGGGACGCGCTCGACGAAACTAGGGACAAGTGCGTAGAAAACCAGACCGCGCGCCCGGGCGACGGCGGTGAACGTGCGTAGAGCGAGGCGCAGAGTTCCCAGGACCAAGCGCGCCTACGACAGTCCAAAGGCAGGAGAATGGATTATGCCAGTGAGGCGTGGCTACCGTCTCGGATGCTGCGATTGCGGATTGGTGCATATCATGGACTTCCGGGTCCGGGGCGGCCACGTCGAGTTCCGATCCTTTCTAGCGCCACGCTCAACGGCCGCAGTGAGGAGAAGGCCGCACCCGTTCGTGAAGGCCAAGTAATGCGCCGAGCGCGTAGGGCTGACGCCGGGCAGGCGGACATCGTCAAGGCCTTGCGGGCTGCGGGCTGCTCCGTCGAAGTGCTCTCCGATGTCGGAAGAGGGGTGCCGGATTTGTTGGCGGGGCGGGCGATGGTCAACTATCTTCTCGAAGTGAAAGAGCCGCGCGGGACGCTGACGGACGATCAGATGAAGTGGCGGCTAAAGTGGCGGGGTATTGCCCACACCGTCGAGTCCGCAGACGAAGCTCTGCGCGTGGTCGGAGCGGTGAAGTGATCGCCGTCCTACTGCTCGCGTGGCTCAAACTTTCTTGGAATGCCCCCGGCGACCCGCACGGCTCCTGGCCCGCGATCACCTGGACTCGCTGCGCCGCCTACGAAGTCGCGCGCCGCGATCCGTTCACCGGCTGGGCGGTGGTCCCGCTCTACCGCGATAGCTCGCTCGCCTCGTCGCCGCCGCTGCCCGCCGAGCCGTTCGCGCCCGACTCGGGATACGTCCAGGTCCCGAGCGACGAGGCGACGTGGCGTGCCGGCGGCAGCGAGTTCCGCCTACGCTCCCGCGACGACGCCGGCAACTGGTCGGAAATGAGCAACCGCGTCGTGGGCGTGGTCGCCGACCGCGACACCACTTTCTTTCTCAAACGCTGGACGCCGCAAGGAGCGCCGCTCTACCTCACGGCCAAGGCGGGCCGGTCGGCGTGGTTCGCGCTCGCCGCCGGAGATGAGGCCGAGGCGGACGTGGTGCATCTGGAGGACGTGAACCGCGACCCGGTGGTGCAGGGCTTCGTGTGCGGGCGCTGGGGATTTTGGCTCCTGCGCGGACTCGTGCAGCCCTGCCCCGGCACCGGCACCCAGATTCGGCGCTTCGGGCCGGTCTACGATCTGCGGGGGAGGTACTAGGTGAAGCCCTACTACCAGGACGGCGCGGTTACGATCTACCACGGGGATTGCCGGGAAGTGCTCGACTCGATCGACTTCTCGTCCGCCTGTGCCGTGACCGATCCGCCCTATGGCGACACCAACCTGCCGTGGGACGGCATGGTCGACGGCTGGCTCGCCTACCTTGAGCGGAAGATGGGCATGGACGCCTCGCTATGGATGTTCACGTCCCTGCGCCACCTGCTCAAGCACCTTCCTGCGCTAGTCGGGTGGGTGTTGGCAGAGGAAATCGTCTGGGAAAAGCACAACGGGACCAATCTCCATGCAGACCGTTTCCGGCGGGTCCACGAGCTGGCCGTCCACCTCTATCGAGGCGAGTGGTCGAACGTCTACGCGGTTCCGCCGAAGATGTATCAGGCTCACGCCCGAGTAGTTCGGAAGAAGTCACGGCCCGCCCAATGGCTGGGACAGACCGGAGCCACGACGTTCGTTCAGCCTGCAGGGATGACGAAGATTCAGCGCAGTGTGATTCGGGCGCGCTCAGAGCATCGGCGCGGCCACCACCCGACGCAGAAGCCACTCTCCGTCGTGCAGGCGCTGGTTGAGTGTTCGTGTGCCCCGAGCGACACGGTGATCGACCCGTTTATGGGCGCTGGGACAACGCTGGTTGCCGCGCGGAACCTCGGCCGCAAAGCCATCGGTATCGAGATCGAGGAACGCTACTGTGAGATTGCCGCGAGGCGATGCGCTCAAGAAGTGTTGGCGCTATGAGGACGCCGCCGCTGGTCTGCCCCTGCTGCGATGGGCGGCATCGGATCGAGAACTGCCGCTCGATGGAGCCTCAGGATGCCCGCCCACGCCTCCCGCTCGCCACGCCGTCGCACAACGGCCCCTATCTCGGCCCAGTCCCCGTGCGCGTACTCCCGGCCGGCTTCAGCGGCGAGGACCCCAAGGGCGGCGCGCGATTCAGGCCGAGCTACAAGGAAGCCATCAACAGCGGCCACGAAGCCCAGAGCCGTAGGGCGCTCATGCGTAGACGCGAGCCCCCCACGCACTGCAAGCAGGGGCACCCGCTGGAAGGCGACAACCTCTACCTGGACCCGGCCGGCAAGCGCCGCTGCCGCATGTGCCACCGCGGCTACTCCGCCCGGCACCGCGCCAGACCGAAGCCGTGAGACGGCGCTGGCTCTCCTGCCGCGACTGCGGCACCGCCTGCTACGGCATCTTGGGGGCTGTGCCGCCGCTGCTACCCGAACGACTACAATGCTAGGAACCTTACGGCGGATATAAGCCATGGTTCACGCGGAGCTGAACCGTCCGCGTCGGTAGTCCAGGGTCATTGCTCAGGAAGTTGAGCCAGATGTCGTAGCCGCCGACCGGGATGCTGTAGCTCGGCTTGGTGACGGTCAGCACATAGCGCCGGCTCCGCGTCGGCGCCAGCAGCACGCTCGAGGTGTCCAGCGTCACGCTGTAGGCGCTCACGCTGATGCTCGGATAGGTCGCGGTCAGGTTGATGCTGCCGATGCTCTTGACCGTGAAGCCCACCGTGTCGGCGACCGGGCTGGTATCCGAGAGCTGGACCAGGCTGTCGGACATGAACTGCCAGGCGGCCGCCCCGGCGAATCCGACCGCGCCGATGTCACTGCCGCCCGAGCCCGTGCCGCGCGCTCCCGAAGTCGCTCCGATGCGAAGGTCCAGTGGGGTCGAGCGGTCGATGGCAAGCGTGGCGTCGTAGAACGCCGGGTGCTCGATGACGCTATGGGCGTCGTAGGCGTAGGACGAGACCGCCGTGCCCCAGGTGGCCCAGTCGGAGCCCGAGCCCACCCGCGAGGTCCGCACCGTGCCGAAGGCGTTCCGATACGCCACCGGCAGATCGTAGCGAGCGCCCGAGTAGCCGTAGTAGGCGATCAGGTTGTAGTCGCTGGCGAGCTTGCCGGCGACGTTGGACGAGTCGCCCCAGAAGATGCCACACTTGACCGCGTTGACCGTGGCCGAGTCGGCCGACGAGCCCACCGCCCCGCTGTCGGCGCCCATGTTGTAGACGATGTTGTTCATGAAGCTGAAGGTGTTGTTGGCACTCGCCGGGGTGCCGAACGCGCCGCCCCCGCCGTAGTGCCGGATCAGCCCGGTGAGTCCATTGCGCGCCACCAGCGTGCAGTGGTTCATCGAGCACGAGTCGGTCGCCGAGAGCCCGCGCAGCAGCATGTTCGTGTTGGAGACCAGCGAGGTGTAGGAGTAGGTCTCCCTCGTCCCGCTCTGATTGCTCCCCCACACCATCCGCCCGGTGCAGGAGAAGTAGCAGGAGTCGAACGTGCTCGCGTTGGTGATATTGGCGGTGCCCGGGTTGCTCCCCACCTGCGACATCCACAGTTCCAGCCCGGCGACCCCGTAGACGATCACCGTGTCGGCGTCGTAGGTGTTGCGGTCGCTGCTGTCGCGCCGCGTCCAGGCCGGGTAGCTCGACCCCTGGCCGCCGTGAATCCGCACCTGATTGCCCCGGAACGAGGTGTTGTAGGTGCGCCACTGCGACCACCCGCGCCCGTTGCCCGACTGGGGCAGGAAGTCGATGGTGAGCGTGTTGAACCAGACCTTGCACGAGTCCGCGCGCCCGTAGCCGACGATGAAGCCGCCGCCCCGCTCGCTGCTGACGTGGTTGTTGAGGTTGGCACAGGTGTTGGTCTGGAAGCCCGAGCCCTCGAGGAACGAACCCGACTCGCCGAGCCAGATCACCGACGAGCGGATGGTGCAGTTGTTGACGCTGGAGTAGTCGGCGTTGAACGAGAAGGTGCCGTAGGCGGTCGAGAATGACGTGTTCGGGAAGCCGATGACGCAGTTGCGGATCGTGTCCTGAAACGCGGCGTCGTCCACCTCGGCGCTCCCGGTCTGCTGCTCCGGGCACCAGGTCAGGTAGGCGAGCGTGACCATGCTCTTGGTGAGCGTGCCGGCCGGGATCAGGGTCAGCGTGTTGTCGGAGCGATCGCCGTAGATGAAGTACCGCTTTCCCGTGAGCGACTTGGCGGCAAGGTCGGCCGAGACATTGACCGGGTTGGGCACCGCGTCGTAGACGATCTGGCCGACATCATCTCCGGCGATATTCAGGATGACGTTGCCGTTGGTCCCGTTGGGCTGCGGCAGGTGAGAGTTCGCAAACGCGATCGACTTCCACGGCTTTGCGGCCGTGCGGCCCCATTCGGTGCTATCCACGCCCGATGCGTCGCGGCCGGTGAGGAAGTTGACATAGCGGTTGGTATCGGAGAAGGCGGACGACGGAGCCGTAAGCAGGAGGGCCGCGCTCCACACCCACAGCCGGGCCGCCGTCCGCCGCATGGTCAGGCCAGCGCCGAGCGGTTCTTCTTTGGCACCGACTTCCCGCTCTTGATGAGCGAGGCCAGCTCGCTGGCAACTTCGCCCAGCCGGAAGCCGACATTGGCCGGGGTGATCTGACTCTGGATCAGCGCGAGGATGTCGCCCGCGAGCGGCGCGCCGTCCGAGGCGGTGATGAGCCTCTCCAGCTTCTTGTCGATGAGGTCGCTGGCGATGCCGTACTGCGCCTTGATCTCTGCGAGTGCTTCAGCATAGGTCTTGGCCATGGGTTACTTCTTCCCGAACAGGACCACGCGGACGCCGAGCACCAGCCGCGTGCTCTTGGTGGTCATGTTGTAGGCCGCCTGCCCGATGGCATCGGTCGAGGGCGTGAGGTTGAAGCTGACCGGGACCACCGCGACCCACGATGCCTTGGGCGCGTAGATTTCGTCTCCGGTGCCCGTGACCCACTCACGCTGAAAGCCGATGCCAACCTGGGTGCGGGCGGTGAAGTCGGCGAGGCTGACCGGGGCCGGGTCCTGAGCGAACGCCGGGACGGACAGCACCCCGAAGAACAGCACGAATAGAGCAATGCGACGCATGAGGCCTCCTAGAGCGAATCCGTGGGCTTGGCGAGCTTCGCGTCGGACGACGCGCTCGCCTGCCCGCGCACTTGGAACAGGAAGGTGACGAGTCCGGCAACGGCGACCCGCCAACTCTTGGCCAGCGTCTCCATCACGTCCGGCGTGATCCAGACGTAGACGAGCGTGCCGACCACGGCGATGGCCACGTAACCGAGCCATGCGGGCACCTTTTTCGGCGCGCGCATGAACTGCTGGACCAGCCACCCCATCACCATGCCGCCGAGCAACTGTAGCTCCTGTGGACTCATCGCCACCCCCTTTCGTCAAAACAGCCCGAGCCACTTCTTCCGCTTCACCACCGGCTGGAAGGTCCAGCCCGGCGGCACCTCCGGCCCCACCATGCCCTCGGGCAGAATGCGCCGGGTCCGCGCCGCCTCCCGCTCCAGCTTGCTCACCCGCCCTTCAAGGCTGTCGATCTTCGATGCCATCACGGCAATGATACCCAGCGCCGCGTTGGTGTTCGCGTTCGCGTAGCCGACCTGCTCCTCAGACGCCTCCACCTTCTGGGCGCTCTGTTGGCTGACCATCACCGAGGGCGCGGCGGCGGCGGCACAGAGCGCGACTACTTTCGTCACCTGTGCGAACAGCTCGGGCGTTAGGTACGCGAGCGGGTTGAGCCGGTGGCGCTTCTTTCTCCTGCGGCGCACGGTCACGACGCACGCCCGATCCTTTCACGCAGGCCACCGATGTCGTGAGATATCTCGCCCATCCTGCGGTCCTGTGCCTCGCGCTCGCGGATCATCGTATCAATCGCCTCGCGGAACTCGCTCCGCCGCAGGAACACGCCGTCCGACCCGTCGGCACCAAACAGCGATTCCTTCAACCCGTCCAGCTTGATCTCGGTCTTGCCGTTGCTGCGCTCGACGCCGTTCAGACGCTCGGCCATGCGGCCCATACCGAACACGATGCCGCCGAAAGCGAGGAAGCTGACCCCCATCTGGACGATCTGAAGCATTTGCTCAAGGTTCAAGCGGCCTCCACCCTCAGACAGCGCGCAACGATTCCGCCGCGCGACAGCCACAACTCAGCCCCCCCGGCGCCGATTGCGTCGCCGTTGTGCCGTTGGTTTCCAGAGCTACAGTGCACCACAGACACTGGGCCAGCGAGTCCACATTGAACGATGATCCCGACGTGGCCCTGCCCGCCCTTCTTGCCCGGCGGGTCGCCGTAGACGATCAGATCCGACGGGCGTGACTCGATGAGTTCGACGCGCCGGAACAGAGCATTCTCTCCGACGGCATCCGTCACGATCCGAGTCGTGTCGTACCAAAGCGGGTCTTGAAAGCGCGATAGTCCGACCCCCCACATGGCGAGTCCCGAGCAGTCGCACAGCGAGTGCCCGTCCTCGATGACCCATGGGTGCTCGGCCTCGGGGCGCATGCCGCCCTTGCCGAGCCGGTAGACGCAGCCGCGCCCGACGCAGCGGAACGCACGCTCGACCACGGCCTCGGGAGTCATGCCGGCTCCATGCGGGCGAAGGGACTGTGCCAATCACGCACGCTCGGCGTCGCGGTAGGGTGCCGAAGCGAGAACACAGGGGCCTCCTTGGTTGAGCGTAGGGAGTGTGCCCGCACGGGCCGGCTCACGGTAGACAATCTTCTGGGTAGGCCCACTCGATGATGGTCCTTCCCGCGAGGCGGTTGATCGCCTTGAACTCGTTCGCTAACGACTTCACGACCCACCAGCCGCGCCGCGTCGGTCGCGCCGGGTCGCCCGAGAAGTCGTTGGCGCTCATGCGCACGATCGAGCCCCGATAGTGCTGTGGAAAGACGCGGTCCTTCTGGTTGAGCCAGACGCCATCCCAGGTGCGGGAAACCCCGCCCCCCGGCCCATTGTCGAACGGCCATGTGTCGTAGTTGGTGTCCTGGCGCTGCGTGATGCCGACCCATGCGCGGTTCAAGTCCTGGTAGATCATCCCAAAGCGCGAGCTGTCAATGGGGGCCGCCGAGTCGGTATGCGCGAAGTTGTGGACCGCTCCGGCACGCCCGTAGCCGGGATAGGCGAGCAGCTTGAGCCGCGTGCCGCGCGATCCTGAATACCAGCCCTGCGCGTTGTAGTAGCCCTTAGGGTTGGAGCGCAAGTAGTTGGCATCATGGTCCGGGTCGCCGCTGTTGACCCGCACGCCGCTGAATCCAGCCCGCGCGATGGCGAACACAACCGAATCGACGCCCGGCGCCGTGCCGCTCCCGTTCATGCCGAGCGGGCTCCAGTCGTCATCCGGGGCCATCAGGAAGCCGGATGAGCGTCCGGGCCAGACCGAGTCACACTTGAACCGTCCGCCACGCAGTAGCGCCCACAGGCTCGTATCCTTGCCGGCGGCCGACGAGTCGCCGAACGCGATCCGGCGGCGATAGCGCCCCATGATGTCCACCGGATGCAGGAACGATGCGCCGTCGCTGTTGGCGGTTGAGTCCGAAATCCCGGTCCAGTTTTGCGGCGAGAAGCGCGCCTTGGGCACCTTGGCGAGCCACCGCTTCCACTCCGCATTCGCGGCCACGGAATCTATGTTGACCCCGAACGTGGCCGGAATGCTGAGCGTGGCCAGCGAGTCCATGCTGCCGTCAAACGTGGCCGAATCCGCCTTGAGGATGCCGCGCGGGTGCATGCGCGCGTTGTAGGAGAATGCACCGTCGATGGTGAGCGCAACCTTGATGGGGCGAGTGAACACGCCCCCGCTGGTCAGGCTGTCGAGCCGTGCGAGCGCCATGAGGGCGATCCCGACCTCGCCCTCAGCGACCGGGCGCGTGGTGCTGGTGCCAGCGTCGTACAGTGAATCGTTGTTGAGCCCGGCCCCGGCCATCATGGCGAACACGACCGGCTTGGCCCCGGTGATGTGGTTCATCATGCGCTCAAATACGTAGACCGTCTCGGCACTCGCCGACACAACCATGCTGTCGCACCAGCGGCACACATCGTCATCACGGTTGCTGGGAGAGCGTGCCTCAAGGTTCGGGATACTGGCACCAACCAGAGCCCGCCAGCCGCCGGCCGGGCTGGTCCCGTTCTTGACGAAGGATTCGGAGTAGGTGCTGTTGAGCCATCGCACCGAGGGGTCGGTGGCCAGGTAGCCGCCACGCCCAGCCCCGGTCACGGTTCCGCCACTGACGCCGGTGGTGCAGGCGCCCGCCGAGGCTGCGTCCGCGAGCAGTGCCGTGTTGTCACCGTTGATAAGCGCATGCGCGTTGGTGGCAAGGAACAGTTGTGGCACCGTCGGGGCCTTGGTGCTGCCGTTCTTGAGCGTGCTGTCGGGCCGGTATGAAGCGAATGTGCTGGCATACCCGCCAGCGCCCAGCGCCGCGTTGACGTGCACCACCCAATCGAACTGCTCGGCATAGGCCCCTGCCGTGCCGAAGTTCCATACCATCTGCCCGGTGCGGAAGAACTCGGTCTTGACGTTGCGCATCTCGACGATGCGGTAGTCGGCCCCGCCACGGTCAAGCAGGTTCGTCACCAGCTTGAGCATGCGGTCGTTGTTGGGCGGCAGTTCGCCTACCGCATCGTTCAGGTAGCCCGAGATCACCATGCCGCGCCCAGCCTCAGCAATGCTCGCGCAGCAGAGAATCAGCAGCGCCGCTACGACGCTCCGCGCCGTCAAAGCGGCGTCCCGACGATATGGACCGTGATCGCACATGTCGGCCCCACGAGATTGGCGACCCGCACGCTCATGTACGGAGCCCAGAAGTCACAACCGAACACGCTGGAGAGCTGGAGGTAGATGCCGCTCGGATACTGGCGAATGGTTGCGGCCACGCCGTTGGCCGGAGCGTTCCGCACCCGATTGAACACCACCGAGAACTCGCCCGATCCAAGCGTGGTCGCGGCTGGGGTGATGAGGTGCCCGAGACGGTAGAGCGTATCGACATCAGCCCCTGCGGCCGCCACTCCGGCGCCCGCGTTGGCCGACACCTGCGGATACCATGCGAATGTGCTGGACGAGTCGGACTGGCCGTTCAGGTGTGCCCGAATCTGGAACGCGAAGCGGTTGATCCCGCCTGTGCCGGTGCTCGGAACGCCTTTGATAAACAGCCCCACGACCCGGTACTTGTGAACGTCGATAACGGCCGATGAATCGAGCCCGGCCACGGCGAGGCCGCTATTGTTGATGACCGCCTGCGACACGCCGTTCTGATCGAAGATCGGCGCAGACTCGCGCGTGTAGAGATTGCCATTGGCGTCCATGGTCTCCGCCCGGTACGTAGTATCGGAGCGATACCACCCACCGACGACCGGCACCTCCATCTGCCCGCGCGCCGACTTGCCGTCCTGGCCCTGTGATCCCGCACCCCATGCCGGCGCTGCGACGAGCAGCGCGAGCAATGCCAGTCTCATCCGCATGCTCGTCCTCCCTCTCATTGTGGTGCCCCATAGACGGGCGGTTCGTTCTGCTGCTGTTGACGAAGCATTTCGAGGTACAGCGCCAGCCCGCGAGGCAGCGCGAAGGCCGTGCCCTCAGCCGGAGCCGATGCCAGCATCTCGCCGACCTTGCCGCCAAACTCGGTTGCCGTCCCGGGTCGATAGCCGAATCCGGGCGTCACCATCTGGCCCGGCCTCACCAGGCCGCGCATCAGCGTGATCGGATTGGCGGATCGATTGGCGAGCACCTTGGCCCGCGTCGCCGCATCACGCTCCTGCATGCGCACTCTCGCCGCCTCCTCAGTGGGCATTCCCTTCTGGAGCTTCTTGACCGATTGCTCTGCCTTGATCGCACCGCGCGTCGCCTGATTCAACTCGCCCACGTTCGGGATGCGCTCCTCGATCAGGCTGCGCCAAGCGTTCGCGATGTCCATGTCGATGCCCGGCTTGGGGCGAATGCCGCCCTCAACCCCGGTGTGGGCGGCGCGCACCAGATCATCGAACGCCTGCTTGGCAATCTGGGCCGTGGGCGCGTCATACTGGCCCGCCTTGCCACGACCGATCAGCCGCCCCGTGTGGCGCGGCAGAACGGAGGCATGGCGCCGAGCCACGTCGAGACGAATCTGTTGCCTCACCTTGGGGCTGGCCGTGACCCCGAATCGCGCCTCGCGCTCAGCGATGATGCGATCCGCGACCTCATTGTCGCCAAACGTTGCGGGCGAGCTGGCGATCTCTGCCTTGGTGGCCGCCGCCGCCTGCTGGCGGGCCGCTGAGGCGGCCGGGACCTCCTTAGCCAGCGCGGCGCGTTTAGCCGCCCGGCCGGCGACCATGGGCTCGTTGATCTCCTTGATGGCTTGCCCGACCGCCCGGTTGCGGGACCAGTCGCGCAGGCCCATCAGACCGCCACCGACCTTGCCGATGGCCGATGCCGGCGCTTGGAGCAACCCCTGGTTAATCCCGGCCCGCTCGATGTCCATGCGGACGTTGGGGTCGGCGAGGTTCAGCGATTGGCCCGCAAGCCCGCGTTCCATCGCCGACCCCAACATGCCGCCGCCGGTCGCGCCGGCAATGCCGCCGAACGGTGGCGGCAGAATCGCGCCCCCCGCGCCAGTCAGGAAGGGCAACACCCGCAGCCAGCGGTTCGTCATCGCTCGAGGCCCGAACATCTGCTCAGGCGTCATGGCGCCGCGAGGCGTGCCGTCAGCCGTCGTGTCGGCGGCGTTCTGGGCGAACCAGTCGTCGGACTTCTGCGGCTTATTCTTCTCAAACCAGTCAGCCACTACCTGACCTCCACCGCGCCCAGCGCCTTGTAGTGCGCCGCCTCGTTGGCAGGAACTTCCTTGATCGAGCCGTCCGGCGCCTTGAGTTTGACGGTCCCGCCCGCCGGCCGCCCGGTCGGCAGCGCGGGCAACCTGCTCAGATCAACCCCGGTCGATGACATCGTTTCCCGTCGCGTGTTGGCGATGTACCGCGCAGACTCCTCGAACTGGTCGAGCTTGCTCATGAAGTTGGTGGCCTCGTCGTTCTCGGTCGGCAACTCATCAAGCAGCCTCTGGGCCTCGCCCGGTGTCACCGCGCCGCCGCTACGCATCTTGAGAATCTGATTCCTAATCCCCGCGAGCGAAGCCCGGAAGGCACCTTCCTGGCGGCCGCGAATCATTCCCCCCTTGCGCGCCAGCCCCCTGGCCAACCCAATGCCGGGACCCACATACTCAGGGCGGAATCCAGAGCGAACGTCGCCGAGCTGCTTGAGCAGGCCAACGTCGTAGATCAGGTCTCCGCGCTCCGCAGCCGTGGGCGGCTTGAGTTTTTCGGATGGTTCAGCCTTCGCGGGCGGTGACTGTCCGACGGCCGTTGGCTGCCGGACATACATCGGTCCATTCGGCCCCTCGATCTGAACGAGCCCGGTTTCCGGTGCGCGCTTTCCGGCCGCCTCAGACCGCTTCGTCCACATCGGCTTTCCGTCCGGCCCGACGACCTGCACCAGGGGCTCGCCGTCCTCCCCCTTGCGCCCGGAGATTGCCCGCTGCGTCGCCTCGATGTTCCCGCGCACCGCCTCGCGCTGGCGCTGGTTCTCGCGCTCGCGCCAGCGATGCTCGGCCAGCGCCTTGGCGTTCTCGCGCGCCTGCTTGTTGCGGTCCTCGACAGTGGCCACGCGGCGCGCGCCCTGCATCGCCTTGGCGTTGCCGAAGCCGGCGAGCCCGGCCAGCAGGACCTCGATCCCGGTCGGGCGGTGGCCGGGATTGAACGAGAATGGCTGTGCGCCAGAGATCTGCGCCAGCCGCGCCCAGAAGTCGCTCGGCATCCCTTGCTCGTTGGTCGGACCGAAGTCGGGCGGCGCCATGCTCGGAGCCTGCCCGCCGAATCCTGGCACCATGCCGCCCAGCGACGGGTCGAATCCGCCCTGCTCCATGAACTGAGGCGGCAGGGCGTCGAGGAACCGCAGATCGGCCCCGGCCGGGTCGTTGGGGTCCAGCATGTCGTAGGGCCATGCCATCAGAAGAAGGCCCCCGCCAGCTTTCCGGCACCGCCCGCAAAGCCGCCCCAATCGAATCCGCCGCCCTGAAGGCCGCGCTGGATACGACCCTGGTGCGCCGCCTGCTCGCGCGCCGCCTGCGCATTCTGCGTTCCGAGCGCCGACTGCCCGAACAGGTTCTGGTAGAACTGCTGCATCGCCAGCGCCTGCTGAAGCTCCGCATCGCCCGTCATCCGCGCCACGTTCCCCTGTGAGTTGAGGTCCCCCATCAGGCTCTGGAATCCGAACGTGCTCGGGTCCACGTCGGAGCGCCCGATCAGCCCGACCCGCGCCGCATGCTGCTGGGCATTGGTGTCGCCAATCGCACGCTCGCGCAGACGCGCCGTGATGCGCGGATCGCCCATCGGATCGAAGCCGCCGCCCTGCGCGTACTGGCGCAGCAGGTAGCCCATGATGTCCTCGGTGGTCTGAAGCTGGTTCGGATAGCTGCCAGCGAACGGGTTGTTGGGATCGAACGCCGGGAGCGCCGGATTGCGTCCTCCGGGTTGCGCCTGCGACGCGTACGATCCCCCGGGGCTGAAGGCTCCGATGCCGGCGCCACCCGGGGACTGGAATCCCCCGAACTGGCCGCCCTGTGGCCCATAGCCGCCCTGCTGGCCCATCGTCGGCGACGCCATGCGCGGTGACCCGAATGGGCGCAGCCGGCTGCGGCGGTAACCGTAGGGCGAATATCCGCCCGGAACCGGAGCCATCAGCGACTGGGCGCGGCCTCCGAAGAAGTTGCCGGGGCCACCGCCCGGCCCCGGGGGCGGAGTTGATCCCGGCGGCGAGCTGCCGATACCTCCTGCCGGATCGTCGAAGATGAAGTAAGGATCGTCAATACCCGGAAGGTCCGGGCTCGGATGCCCTGCCACTAGATCACCCCCTCGTTAGTCATACGACGCCGTGATGACTTCATCGAGCTCGGCCCCCCAGACTTCCGGGGGCGTGGTCGCCGTGCCGTCCTCAGAGAGCCGAATCTGATTCCCGACCGCCGGGGCTCGCGCGTTCTGCGGCAACGGCACGCGTGTGCGACTGAAGGTTCCCGATCCCGTGCTTGGCAGTGGCAGTCCTCCGCCAGTCTCCGTGACTGACGATGATCCGTTGGTGCGGCGGAAGTGAAACTTCATCCCCGTGCCGTTGCACTTATAGACCACCCACGCCTGCTGCGCACGCTTCTTCCGCATCTCCTCGGCCAGGTCCTCGCAGAACCATGCACCGCAGTCGATGTTGACGCCGTTGTCCTGCGCGGGCGCACCGCTCACTTCGGTCTGGTCGATGCGCCCGTTGGTGGTGCCGAGGTTCGCTTCGATCGCACCGTAGCGTTTGATGCCCGCCGACTTCCGCACCTCGCCAAGCACCGAGACCTGCATCACATTCGGCGGGCTCCAACCCCACGGCGTTCCGTCGGGGCGCAACACCTGAGCGAGCCCAGACCCCGCGACGCTGCCCGAGAAGTCATAGACCAGCGTGCGGTCACACACGCCGTCGTTGACCGCCGAGTTGGAACGGTAGGTGATGTAGAGCTTCCCGCCCATCACCTTGGCATGGAAGTGCGAGGCGTCGTTGTCCACGCCGACAGACGCCTCGCTCTGGGCAATCTCATAGGCCCACTCTCCCTGTCCGGTCGCGGGGTTCCAGACGTCGCCCGAGATGGTGGCGCGGCCCTGCTGGCCCGAGCGGCCATCAAATACCATGTAGCCCTGCGAGGTCAGGCAGCCCGCCCAACCGTCGCCGTAGGCGATCGAGTCCCAGGCGATGCAGCCCAGGTTCGTGAACAGATCGTCGGGATGGTAGTCCTCGTCCAGCCCCGATCGCCCACTCTTGATGTTGCGGAACAAGACGATCGCCTTGCTGAAGAAGATGATGCAGCCATCGAGCAGCGGTGCGCCGCCCATCAGCATGCCCCATGACTCCAGTCCCGTGCGGATATTCCCGGCCGGCCACATATCTCCGAAGTTGGAGCCGGCGAGCTGCGGGCCACCCTCGCTGAAGCGCCAGCGGCCCTTATACGGCCCCTTGCGCTCCGCCGCCGTGAGGTAGGCGGTCCCGAAGTAGGCGATGCCGGGATAGGACGCAGCGAAGCTGCGCACGCGCTTGGACGTGTCGCCCACGTCGATGTCGGCCGGACCGGCAGGGGTGCCCGCCGTCGAGGTCCCGCACAGGCTACTGGCTGGCGCCGAGCCATCGGCACCCGGCACCAGCGCCGCATGCCACTTACCTCCGGCACCAGCGACGGTGGTCGCATTGATTAGGTCCACCATCTGCTGGATCGTCTTGCTGCTAGAGATGTCGATCTTGCTCGCGGCGTCGGTGACGTTGTCCTTGTAGAGCGTGAGCTTGTCGGCCGTGGTAGCGCCAACGTCGAACTCGTACTTGTTGGTGAGGATCGAGGCCGAGTCGTCATCAACGTTGACGTTCGGGCAGAGCAGGATCGCGGCCGGGTGCGGGTTCAAGTAGCCCATGGCGATGCGGCCATCGAAGGGCCAGATGTGCCGCGCCGGATTGGGCCACTGGCGCTCGAAGTTCACGATGTCGGTGCGGGTCGAGAGTGCGAGGTCGTTGCCGTAGATGTCGATATAGCTGGTCTGCGTGTTGTTGGGAATGCGGTCGAACGGACGCAGGTCCTTGATCTCGGGCTCGGCGGAGCCGCCGGTCGCGGCGTTGGTGGACTTCTTGGGTGTGCGGCACAGCCAGCGCGCCACCACGTCCGAAGGGCCGATCGGGATGTTGGTCCAGACCAGGGTATCGACGCTGGCCGCGACCACGTGGCGGTGGAGCCCGGTCGTCAGTTCCGAGTTGATCGGGCGCGGCATCATCGGGAAGGAGAACGACCCGTCCGCGTACTCGTAGACCACGGAGTAGTAGAACGTGTCGTTGACCGTCCAGATGCCGTTGGCATTGACGCCAACCCCGGTGAGCGTGATGGCACCCATCGGCACGATGCCCCCGGTCGGGGCCAGTTGCAGGTTCTGCGAGCCGCTGGAGGTGAGTCGGTTGTAGCGCTTGTTCCAGCGCATCGGCAGCGAATGGAGGTTGCCGAAATAGAGATGCTTGCCGATCTCCAGCATGCGGCGCGAGCCCGCGAGCGCGTACTGGCGCTTGGCCGCCGAGTTGAGCCGGCCCCAAAGCCCGTCCGTCGTCCGCATGTACGGGATGCACTTGATGTTCATGGTCGCGGCGGTGGTGCCGGGGTAGTGGTTGGTGGCGTCGAACTCCATGCCGAGCGTGTAGTCCTGCGGCCCCACCGTGTCGTAGAGGTAGAGTGCCGCGTTGTTGTTGGCGGCAGTGGCGCTCTCGCGGCTCAGCAGCAGGCAGTGGGTCGGGTAGGAGTCGCCCAAGTCCTCAAGCGTCGGCGAGTGGAGTTCGAGCATCTGGCGCGCCCGCATGCTAGCCGGACCAGCCTCCAGAATCCCGCCGGCGCCCCCCACCGTGAGCGAGCCGTCGCGCCGGAAGAACTTCCCCTCGATCGGGTCGTAGCGCAGATTGTAGCTGCGCAGGGCGCTCGGCTGCGCGCCCCAGAGCTTCCCGGGCGGGCAGACGTGGGCGGGCACGCTGGAGGTGTAGCCATCCAGCGGCAGGCCGTAGCGGCGCGGTAGGCGCTTCGGGCTCGGGCCGGCTAGCGCGGCGACGCTCAAAGCACAGACTCCTCTGGTCGTCGTTTCGGATCGAGCCGCTTGCGCGAGACGCCCATCAGTTCGCGGATGTTCTCGGGGATCGGCCCGAGCAGGTAGTCCATCAGTTCCGGGGCGCCCAGCGGATTGACGAGGTCGGCCGCCGCTAGGCGGTAGACCCAGTAACTCTCGGCGTCGCCGACATCGGGGACATCGGTCCCAACACTCAGCGGCGTCGGGTAGGTCCGGGCAATGGCGATCAGTTCGTAGTCTGCGGCCGGGATCGGGTGGAGCGCGATGGTCCAGGTCTGATCGGCGCCGGAGGCCTTGAAGGCGGCATATCGGGTCGGGATGCCCTGCGAGGGACTATCCTTCTGAAGTTGCTGAAGCTCGTTCCACTCCATCTTCTCCAGCGTGTCATCGCGCGTACTGGCATCGATATTGCCCAGTGAGACGTTCAACAATTCGGGATAGGTCGCCGCCGCATCGGTCTGCTGCTCCAGCACCCCCGTAGCATAGGTGCCGAGCGAGACCCGCGCGCCGCGCTGCTCCACGACCCGGTACCAGGTTATGAGCTTCTCGTTGATGATGAGCGTGATCTGGGCGTCGGTCACGCCCGGAAGCGACGCGCTCGCATCCTGCACCCAGAACCGGATGAGCGTGATGCCTGCGGACAGGTCTGGGGCGGCCACTAGGGGCACCTCTGGACGACGTGTGTCTGGCTGCGGCCCATCATGCGCTGGCGCACGTTCTCGGCCTTGACCGCATCATCGACGCCCTTGAGCCAGAGTTGCACCACGTCCTGAGAGATCATTCGCTTGGCACGCTCCTCGGGCACCATCGACAGCACGCACTCCGCTGCCGCAGAGGCCTCGACCGCCTGACACATCAGGTTGCCGAATGGGATCGAGCTGGTATCGCCAGATGTGGACGCCGGCAGCACGTCGCGGTAGACCAGCAGCGTCCCGGCCGAGGCGTCCGGGGTCGGGCCCACGCGAATCCGCGTCAACTGCGTATTGGTCTCGTAGAGCGCGTAATGGGTCGGGAACGATGTGCTGGCCGCCGGGACGCTCGTGTCCTGTCGATAGCGGGCGTTCAGTTCCTCAAGTGGGATGCGCACCAGATCGCGCCCATTCGATGCGAGGAGAATCTGACGGATCGCGATGTTGGCGAGGCTGATGGTGTAGTCGAATACTCCGTTGGACAGGACGATGGTGGTCGGCGGCGAGGCATTGATCGGCTGGTGGGTGCGCGCCGCCAGCGCCTGTACCGCCCCCGAGATGATGTTCGCCATTCTGAGCGACGAAATGGCGTAATCGTCCTTGTCCAGATCGTCGATCATCCGGCGCACGTTGAGGGCGGTTTCGGCGGCGGTCTGGCTCATGCCACCTCAACCCAGCGACCCTGCACGTTCTGCACCTCGGCCCAGCGGTTCTCGCCCTGATAGCTCCACCAGCGGCCAGCCTCATCCTGGCGGCGGTATCCGATTGGCTTGTCTGGGATGGTGATGACCGTCCGCCCCGAGGAAGCGTGGTGCTTGCGCTCGACCCGCTCTGCCAACTGCTCGGCCACCCGCACGCGCTGGCCGCCCTTGCCGCGTACCTCGGTGCGGTGAATCTGCTCGTGCGCCTTGGCCCCGAACTCCGCATCGCTGCGGGCGCGCGGCCGGCGCAACTCCATGAACTCCTGAACCTGCCGACCCCGAAGTTTCGCTTCCCACGTCCCGTCAGGGTGTTCCACGATCCCCCCGGGGCCGGCAATCGCCGCGACATCCGCCTTGGTAGGCGTGCGCTCCACCCGCTTCTTGAGGCTCGCCGCCGTCTCGTTGGGCGTGAATGCGTCCACCGCTACTCCTTGGGCTTGGGCTCCGTGACGGTAGGGCCTTCCAGCGGCAGCTTGGCCCCAACCAGTGCGCCCATCGCCTCGCGCTCGACCCGCTCGCGCATCTGCTGCGTCACCTGCGCTGCGAACTCGCTCTGCGTGAACTGCTCCGTCGGCGGCTTCCACTCCGGAACGCGGAGCGTCTGAATCTTGCTCACCCGCGCCATACAGCGCCCCTCGCGGCACGCCTCACAGTTGGTCTCCGCCTTCTCGTGCAACTTCTCGGTGATCTGAATCTTCACCTCATCGCCCTCGTAGCCGATCACCGAGACGGCGTAGGCCGTGTTCGGGTCGCTGGAGCGGCGCGGATGATCGTGCTGCATGTAGTGGTAGCAGGGCTTGATGCGCGTGATCGCCGAGTTGTTGACCCGATAGACCCGCGCTACCGCGACGTTCTGCGGTCGCGAGGTGCCAGCCCCTTTGTCCTTGAACGGGAAGATGCAGGTCGGATGACTCCCGCATCCCATACAGCGGCCGTAACCCTGCGGCGCCGAACAACTCGGATACACCGCAGGGTCCAAGCCTGCCGCTCGCAATGACTCGATGCTTCCGACCGGGAATGGATTGCCCTGCAAAGTGTCCATGTCCTGCCTCCGGTGTAGGTGTAAGTCCTTATTAATTCACGGTTTGCACGTCTACCGCGAGTTCATCAAAACGCTCCAGCACCGCGAAGTCGCAGGCGGCGATGACGCGCTGCACCAGCTCGATCTCCTGGAGCTTGACCGTGAGTTCCTTGTTCCAGCCGATGCCGAACGCATCCTCGACGAACAGGCAACCATGCGTTCCATTGCCGTCGCTCGTCAGGTTGCCGGACTCGTAGAACTTCATGCCGAGCGCCGTGAACAGCCACCCGGTGACCATCGGATTGCGGTCGTCGCCGCGCACGTTGGCCGCCATGAAGTCGGTGATCGAGCCCAACTGATCCACCTGGTTGTGGCTGACGATGAAGCTCATTGGCGTCTGGCCGATCTTGACGTACATCTTGCCGGCGACCACCAGCTTGCGCTGCGCTTCGAGCACCAGAGACTTGCTGATGTTCGCGGCCGGGCCGCCGACGGTGGAGGTCGCGAGCGAGGCGAACAGCGCCATCGCCACGTTGTCCACCTTCTCGGTGACCGACATGTCCACGCTCTTGCGGAACGTGTCCATCGGGTCCGTCACCATGCGCCACAGGATGTTCTCGTCCACCTCGACCGCGCAGTAGCGGGTCGAAGGCGACGCCTGCACCACCGCCTCGGTGTTGGCCGAGTAGGTGAGCGAGGTCGTGCCGCCCAGCACCGCCGTATCGGCCGGGCTGGTGGTGGTGAGGTTGGCGTGCTTCCTGAAGTTGAAGGTCTTGCCGGGCTTCTCGCTGAACTTCTTGAACTTGGGATATCCCACCGCTTCCTGATACGCGGTGATCCCGATCTCCGAGTCCCAATGCTGCTCGATCCAGTTCGCAGCCTGGGTCGCGGGAACGTACGTTGCCATGCTCTATCCTTCCTGCGCGATCATCCGGGAACCACCTTCAGGTCTCCGGAATCCTTCCGCGCCTTGAGTGCGATTGCCTCCTGCATGTTGCCGTCGCGTTGCAGCTCGCGCTGCTTGGCGGCATAGTCGGAGGACTTCATCTCGTTGGCGTTGGAGGGTGGAGGCGGGGCGGGGCCGGCGTGCGTCGTCACGACGCCGCGCTGTCTCCGTGCCTCGTCGTCCGCGATCCGCTGCCTCAGTTCGGCGGCTTCCTTGAGGGCGGCATCGGTTTTCTGGGAGTTCAGATCGCGGCGCGCCCATGACGGGCTCACCTTGAGTTCCCGGGCCCGCGCTTCGACCTCCGCGCGCTCCTTGGGGTCGCTGACCTCGCCGAGTTCCCGATACCAGCGGTTCTCGGCCTCGACCCGGGCGACGCGCTGCTCGGTGGTCTGAAACGCTGAGGCCACGACCTGGGCCAGTTCGGGATTGTTCTCGGCGACCATCTGCCAAGCCTGGGCGAGTTGCGCGTTCGGATCGTAGCCGGTCGGTGGCGGTTGGCTATTCCGAAGCCGCTCATTCTCCAGTTCCAAGTCCCGTGCCCGGCGAGCCGCTTCCTCGCCCGAGCTAAGTCGGGCCAGGTCCTGCTTGCGCTGGCTCTCCAGTTCGTTGATGCGCGCCTTCAGTTGTTCCGGCGTCTCGGCACCAGCGCCGCCAGCCGGACCACTCGCAGCGCCGTCAGCCGCTGGTGCGGTCGTCCCGGTTGCGGGGTCAGGCGTCCCGGTTGGTTCGTTCGCCATGATCCACTCCTACATCGCGGGCGCAGCGGGTGCGCCCATCCCTGCCGGCGGTGCGGGTGCCGGCCCCCCGTTCATCGCTGGGCCGCCCTGCGGCGGTCCCATCGTTTGCATCAGCTTCTGGCGCTCCATCTCGACCTGCGCCTCATCGGCGGGCGAGATGCCGAGCTTGCGCGCCGCGATGCGGCGCAGCGCCGGATTCTGAAGTTGGTCCCACTCCTGAAGTGCGCGCAGTTCATCGACCGCGCCCTGCTTGATGGCGGGCGGCGAGCCGACGATCACATCGACGTTGGCGCCGACCTCGGCGCGCAGCAGGGTCAGCGCCTGCCCGGCCTCGGGGCCGAAGCGCGCCTCGAACCACTGAATCGGCGCGTTGTGGACCACGGTGTCCAGCACCGTGCCCCAGAACAGGCCCTCGTCCTCGAACACGGTCTCCTTGTGGTCATCCACCGCCACGTCGCCCGATTCCTGCTGGAGCTTGAGCGAGGCGTAGGCAACGTCGCGGGAACGCTCGGGAGTGAAGCTGACCTGGCCCGTGCCCTTGGTCTGATAGAACGAGGACGAGAGTATCTGGTAGAGCGAGGGGAGCGAGGCCGGCATGCCGCCGCCCTGAAACTGTTGCACCATGCCCTGAAGGCTGGTGACGTTGGCGTAGGCGATCTGGCCATTGGTGTCGTCATAGACGAAGGGCTGGTTGTTGCCGTCGGTGAGTCCCACGCCATCCGGGCCGCCCGCGAACATGATGATCGGCTTGCTCGTGACCATCTGCTCATAGGCCTGGCGCCGCAGCGCGTCCATCAGCGACTGGAGGCTCCAGTAGAGCAGTGTGTCGGTGCCGCCCTGCTGTTCGTAGGGCGACTCGTAGGCGCGCTGCTGCCAGATCGGGAAGCTGCGGCAGGGCGCCTGCCACGCATCGTCGTAGAAGGTGCGGCGCTGGTAGGGCGCGACGATGACGAGCCGGCCGCGCGGGTACTTCTTCATCTCATCGGTCAGCTTCTCGCGCGTCACCCGGTACAGGTACGACACCTGGGGCGGCTCGTTGTTCATGCACGCGGGGCACGGCATGCCGGAGTCGGGTAGTGAGCCGTCGGGCATGCGATCGTGCGCCGCGTCCTTGTGCCCGCAGGTCGGGCAGGCCATGTATTGCTGGCCGAGCGGAAGATCACGATGCCCGGCGTCGGCGGTGTAGGTTTCGTCGCTGTGCCGGTAGTAGCAGTAGAGCACCGTCACCGTGTCGGCGAGGTACTGATCGTCGGTGGACGGGTTGCCGTGGGCGCGCGTCCATTCGGCTTCGGTACCGTAGCGGCCCCGGTTGTCCGTCCACAGGTTGTCGGTGTCCTTCCACTTCGCCTTGCGCCGGATGTCGCGGGGCCGCTCGTGGCGTTCGATGATGACCGATTCGCAGGTCGGATCATGGATGTCGAGTGCGCCCGCCTCTGGGAATACCCGCGAGGGCTCGATGGTCTCGAAGATGACGTTGCCGTGGGGGCCGCGCGACTCGTCCCAATGCACCATCGCGTACCAGGTCCCGACCGCCTGCGAGCCGTCCACGACCCGGCGGCGCACCTTGGGGTATCGGTTGGTGTTGTCCTCAACGATGGATTGAACGGTTGCCTTGGCGAACTCGGCGGCGATCGGATCGGTGCGGCGATCTCGCGGCCGGCAGTCGAGGTAGGGTCCGCCGTGGAGAATCTGGGCGACCTTGTAACGGTGGAGGTCGTTGAGTTCGGCGCCCTTGGGCTGCTGGCGCGAGCCGAGCTGCGGCCCCTTGTCGTCCTTGTAGTGGCGCTGCTTGTAGAGGAAGTCCTTGCACTTCTCGATCAACCCATAGGGCTGAGCGTAGAACTTCCTCCGCGTCTCCCACTCACGGGTAACGTCGGTGCAGGGATCGCTCGGGGCTGGGCTCCCGTTCTGCTCTATGACTTCGCTTTCTTGGGCCTGCCTGCTCGCCCGGTCCTGCGTGCCTCGGAATAGGCGATGGCGGCCGACTGCTTCGCCGGCCGCCCGCTACGAATCAACTCGGCTATGTTATCGCTGACGACCCTCTTGCTACTGCCGCGCTTGAGCGGCATGGCTAGATGTCCGCCTCATGTTGGCCGATGCGGACCTTGGGCCGGTATCCGCTACGCTTGGCCACGCGCCGCACCGCCTCCAGCGATGATTCGCTCGCGCCCTTGTCGTTGACGTAGGCGCTCGCGGCGTCCTGGAACATCTTCTGGTTCTTGGCGAACTCCACTGCTCGGCGCCGATGGGCGTCCATCTCGCTGTTGGGCATCAGTGGCCCTTCATGTATTGCTTCGTCAAAGCCCAAGATGCCTTCCAGTCGCCGCCGGTGTATCCGAGGTAGAAAACGAACGCGCCATCCCAGCCGCCCATTCCCGGCGGTACGGGTGGCGTTGTCTGATTACATCCACCCGGACCGCACAAGTCTGGTTGGTCTGGCCCCGTGAGGAAGTAGCTTCGCGACGCGCCGTCGAGCGTGAGGTCTGCTGACCTCTGAAGGCGCTCGATCGCCCTGAGGTATTCTGGATACGAAACGTCATCCTCGACGGTTGGATTGTTCTGAATACTTGCAGGCATCGCCCCGTCTGAAAGCCCGGCCGTCCCGCCGATATCCACCGGGATGCGAATCGGTTTCAGGCCAGCGAGCGCCAGCCCGGGAGCGAGGGCGGTTGCTGCCACAATGAACAGTGCCCAGCGCATCAGTTGAGAACCTCCACCCATCCCTCGAACGCTCCGGTGTAGTCGCCGGTCACGATGAACCGGAAGAACTGGTGTGCGCCGATCTGGAGGTAGGTGGCCGCCGTGGTGGCTCCGACCGCCGGCGTCACGATCTTGCCGGTCAGATTTCCGACGAAGAAGTTGCAGAAGAACTGATTGGTAGTCCCGCGTTCCAGCAGAATCGCAGAGATTGCGTTGACGGGCGTGGGCATGAGGTTGGCGGCGAGAAACACCGTTCCCGGCGTAACCGGCTCCCAGTCGATTCCGTTGAAGCTGGCCTGCAAGGCGAGATAGATGGAGTCGGCGCCGGCGGTGAGCCCCAGCGGAGTATTCTTACCGCTCGGGGTGAACGAGAACGTGAACCAGCTCACCGTATCGGTGGCGGCGACGCCCAGGCCGGGAAGCGGAGGTGCGCGGAATGAGACCGTGGTATCGCCCGCAGTGCTCGCGCCCCACGTCGCGCCACCCGCACGCTTGAACGTACTGTCGGTGTTGTAGCTGCCGAATCCGTTCGAATGCTGCCAGTTGAGCGGGAAGCGAGCGCGAGCCTCGCTCGGCTGTGCGAACACACTGAGACCCGCCAGCGCGATCAGCGCGGCGAGGCAAACGTACTTCTTCATCCTGAACCTCCTGTGCACAGAGGTGGTTGTGCCACCAACCGCGCGGACCATACGCCCGCTCGGCGGCGCGTCAAGTGGTTTTCAGTCGGGGTCCCACAGTACGCCGCCTTGCACCCTGCGAACGGTGGGCTCGCGAATGATGCCGAGAGCGGCCAGCACCGGGTCGCGCTCGATGCGCTGCGGCAGCGGCGGCAGCATCAGCGTCTGCATCAGGTGGAGTGCTCGACCGGCGCAGATCATGTCCTCGTCCTTGGCGCCGTAGGAGGCTTCAGGGCGTTCCTTGCCCGAGGGCGTCATCACGTAGGTGACGGCCATGAACGAGCGGATACAGTCCTCCGACTCGATCAGCACTGAGTCGTTGAGCAGCGCCTGCTGGATCGAGGCCACCATCTCGGCGCGGTTGCTGGCGTTCATCTTGAAGCCCAGCTCGCTGCTGCCGCCGCCGGGTCGGCTTGAGATTGGATTGTTGCGATGGAGCCGGAAGTAGCCGGCGTCTCTCAGGGCGCGCACCGCCGGGTCACCGTGTCCACCGCTCAAGTCGGTGTCGATCAGGGCGTTGCCATAGCGGACCGCCATCTTGGCGGCGAGGCTACCGATGCCGTAGGCCCCGGTATAGCCGACGAAGCGCATCGCCAGGCGGGGCTTGCGACGGGCGTAGATGTGAATGCCGCACGGGTCGGGCACGTTGCGCAGCGAGGAGCCCTCGTTGGTCCATGCCGTCGCCACCAGCCCGGTGCGATGATCGAGGCGTAGGAAGGTGGCGGAATCGACCACGCCGACGTAGTGCTCCTCGCGCTCGTAGGGGTGGAATATCTGCACCGCGCACTGGACGTGGGCGCGCACCTCGTCGTCGGCCCCCTGGCGCTCGGCCTCGATGCTGACGCGCTCGATGCGGGGCGGGCGGCAGCGTTTGAGCCAGATTTCCAGCCGCTCGGGCGGGAACGGTGACTCACCCTTGAGGTCCACGTAGTCGCCGTAGAGCCGGGCGCGTTCGCGCGGGTCGCCTTTGGTGTCGGCGATCTTCTGCGCCTTGACGGCCGGCAGCAGGAAGCGGTTGTCGTCCATGGTGGCGCGGACTTCGACCCGGCCATCGCGGGGCTTGCGCTCGACCTGGTGGAAGTCGGCGGGCATCCAGTGCCACCACTTCTTCTCGACCGGCGTGGCGGTGATGAGCTTGTAGAAGATGCGGTTGCCGCGTCCGCGCCGCCTCATCTCGCGCCAGGTGTCCTCGTCCGGGGGCTCGTCGGCCCACACGCCGTCGATCTTGCCGCCGATCCCCGAGGGCGACTCGGCGCAGTGGAACACCAGCTTCGAGCAGGTTTTGCAGCGGAAGCCGGCCTTGGACATGTCCTCGGCGCTGTGGCTACAGAGCGGCGTGGCGATGAAGATATGCTCGACGTAGCCCTTGGCCCCGTTGACCAGCCGGTGCGGATGATCGCCGAGCCAGCGCAGCACCCACGCCTGTGAGGCGTCCACCTGCTGCTTGTACGACTGGACCAGCACCCACCAGACCGCCGGCATGGGCACGTCCGGCAGGGGCTCGCCGTTGAGCGACTTCTTGCCTTCGAGGATGGCGGTGACGATGGCCGAACCGGTCCCGGTCTTGGCCGCGTCGTTCGAGCCGCGCAGTAGGGTTTCGAGCCCCTGAGCGTGGTAGCGGCAGGCGAGGCGATGGGGCTCGCCGGGCCAGCCGAAGGAAAGCAACGGGTCGGCCTTCAGCCTCTCGTTGGCGACCTTGAAGATGTATCCGGGCGAGAGGGCGAGGGTCATCGCTGGAACGACTGCTGGAGCCCCCGATAGTGGCGCACCTCGCCGTCTGGGAGCGGCATCAGGGCGAGGCCGGGCGACCAATAGAGCCACCACCGACTCTTGGGCCATCCCGGCATACAGCGCAGATAGAGCGGGGTGCCCAGCCAGCGGGCAACGGCGAGGAGGATGCGGGCACGGATCATCGGTGCGCGAACCACGCGATGGCCCAGATGATGAGCCCGAGAATCAACATGACGCCGAGGATGACGAGCCCCAGCTCATTGAGGATCGCGGCGGCGGCCTCATCGAACGCCTTGCGGGCGCGCGGGTCCAGCCTAGACCACCGCATACGTGAAGATCATTAGCATCGGCTGGTTGGTGACATCGCCTGCGATCCAGACCATCTCGGCGCGGTCGTTGGTGGCGTCGGCGCGGATCGCAGCCCCCTGCCCGGCGATGCCCGAGGCGAACGCGACACCGGCGCAGTCCTCAGCGGCGCCGAAGTTCGAGGCGATCGGCAGCGAGATGCCGAGCTTGGTTTCGGTGACGGTGAGCGTCGGGTCCACGTCCAGCTTGCCCGAGACTGTGACGGTATTGCCGACGCGCAGGTACTGGCACTCATAGGCGGTGGAGGCGGCGACGTTGGCGACCCCGGTGAGCGTGGGCGTGTAGGTGCCGTGGTCGAGCGACATGACGGTGTTGCCGCCGCAGATGATGCCGTTCAGGAACCGCTGGACGCGCTGCCAGCGGTTCTCCTTGTCGGGGTCGGCGAGTGCCATCAGGGCGGACCGAACAGGCGCATCACACCGGCGCAGAGAACGAGCACAAGCGCCGCGATGCAGCAGGCGACGATCAGGATGTCAGCGACGGTGCGCATGCCATTTCCGCTTAGGCGGTGGGACATCGACCGGGCCGGGGCGCCGTGGCGGCTGGAGTCGGGACCACACCACGGCACCCCACAGGACGGCCATCGCGCCGAACAGCAGCCAGATCACCGAGGGGCCGGATAGCGCGGGTCCTCGGCCAAGTCGTCATCCATGCGCGGCAGTCGGCGCTCGGCGCGGCGCTTGGCCTGGTCCTCGCCGTTGTGATCGCTGTTCATGCGCTGCGCCTTGAGGGCTTCGTGCGCCTGCTGGCTGGGCGAGTCGATGGTGCCGGAGGCAACGGTCGAGAATGCCCACAGGCAGCGCAGGCAGGAGCAGTCATGGCCGACCAGGGTGCGCACCACGATCGGGGGGCCGAACAGACGCCAGCGGCGGCGGGTATCGAGCCGGTAGACGCCGCTATGGAGGCGGAGGTCGGTGGTCTGGCATTTCGGGCATTGGATCACGCGACCTCCTGTGGAGATAGGTGCGGGCGGCTCTCTCTGCCGGGGAGGTCCGGGGCCAGCACCGCCCGCCGTGCATCACGCTCCGCTTGCTGGCGAGTTCTTTCTACGCCCTCTTGACAGCGGACGCAATCGGATTATCTTGCAGGTGTCGGGATCGTCCCAGAGTCCGGCGGTGCTCGCTGTGATTCCGACACCGCCTCCGAGCAAGCCAGCCCGCTCGTCCTTGGCGCGGCAGCACGCCGCCGGATTCTGGGGAACGCAACGCCGAGTGTCCATGAGGGACCGCCCAGGTGCCAGCCGACGACAGAGCCCCGTCGTTCCAGTTCTATCCGAAAGACTATCTCTCCGACTCCATCGTCTCAGCGATGACCCCTGAACAGCGCGGCGGCTACGTCCATCTCCTCTGCCATGCGTGGTCGGCGGAGGAGTGCGGGGTGCTTCCTGACGACGACGAACTACTCGCCCGGCTGTCCGACCTGCGCGACCGCTGGCAGCACTGTCGCCTAGCGATTCGCTCGGCGTTTCGCTCAGCGATGCGCTCAGCGACCCCGGTACTGGTTCAGCGACGAATGGTCTTGGAGCGTGCGAAGCAGGAGCGTCGAAGAGCATCGGCGTCAGAAGGCGCTCGCATAACCAACGCCAAGCGTTGGGGTTCGGTCGCACAGCGACCGGATAGCGAGTCGCTTCGTGTCAGCCTTGCCTTTGCCTCTTCCTCTTCCGTAGAAGAAGAATCTAAGACAGGCTCCTTGCCGAGCAAGGCCGCCGTCCACGCCAACGGCGGCGTGACGGCGGCTTGCTTGCATCGGATGAAGGTCAGATTCCCCAAGCTCGATCTCTCCGTGATCGAAGCCAAGCTCATCTCCTACCACGAGCAGCACCCGTTCAAGAGCCTTGACCGGGCATTCGTCAACTGGTGCAAGAGCGCCGAGTCCCGGGGAATCGACGGGCTGGCGAGCGAGGAGGCGTGGGTGCCATGACATCGCAAGCCGAGATGGAACGAGCCGTGATCGGAGCCCTGCTCCGGGACCGCGGGCAGGGTTGGACGATGTTCGACCGCGCCGACTTTAGCGGCATCATGAAGTCGGCCTACGAGGCGATCGCCGAGCTGACGGCGGATGGGCCGTGGGATCTGGCGCGCTGGAACCTGCGTGCCGAGCGCATTCCCTTCTCGCTGGTGGACTGGGGCAACGCGCTTTCGTCCGCCTGTGCGCCCCAGAACCTGCCCGCCTACGCCGCCATGCTCAGGCGCCAGCGGCAACTGCGAGAGATCCGCCGCCACGCCCTGACGCTGGCCGAGCAGGCGAACGGATCCGCCGACCCGGCCGAACTGGCCAAGGCGGCCCTCGATCGGTTCGCCGGCATCGAAGGGCCACGGCAGCCGCTGGACGGCATGCGCTCGCTGGCCGAGATCATGGCCGAGCACGAACTGACCGGTGCGGCACCCCGGGTGCGCACCGGCCTGCCCTCGCTCGACGAACACGCGCACATCGAGGCCGGCACGCTGAACGTGATCGCCGCTCGCCCCGGAGGCGGCAAGTCGGCGATGATGCTCGACTGGTCGGTCCAGGCGGCGCGCTCGGGCTGGCAGGTGCTGATGTTCTCGCTGGAGATGAGCCTGAAAGACATCCGGCGGCGGCTATGGACCATGTTCCCGAGCGGGCCGGGCGAGGTGGCCAATCTGGCGCTGTGGATTCAGGAGCCGCCCTCGCGCCGCGCCCCGGTGGGCCATGTGACCGCGATGGCGGCCGAGTTCTGCCGCATGCTGCGCGACCGCCCGACCCTGATCGTGGTGGACTACGTGCAGATTCTAGCGCCTAATCGCTACTGGCAGACGCGGCGCGAGCAGGTCGGTGAGGTGGTGCGGGAACTGAAAGCCTTGGCGATGAGCCTGGAGGTCCCAGTGCTGATCGGAGCACAGTTGTCGCGGGCGGTGGAGCAGCGCGGCCCCAACGCGTTTCCGATCATGGCGGACTTGAAGGAGGCTGGGGAAATCGAGGAGGTCGCCGACTTGGTATGCCTGCTGCACCGCAACCCATCCAAGCACGAATCCATGCTCGGGGTCGGCAAGAACCGGCACGGAATCGGGCACTACTCGTTCCCGCTGACGTTCCTGAGCACCGCACGGTTCGCCGAGCGCGAGCCCGACTGGAGGGAGGCACCATGACCCGCATCATCCGGCACCTGTGCATATGGCTCGGACCCGCGCTGATCGCCGCCATGCGGAGCTGGCACTAGCCTCGCTCCCGCAGCTTCCTCGGCGCCCTCACCCCAGACTCTCGTTCGACCTGATCCATGAGGTCGATACACGCCGCGAGCATGTCGTAGTCGGAGAATCCCGAACGGCCGAGGTATGTGATCGCACGCATCAGCAGTTCCTCGGAATCGCGGAATAGCCCGATGCCGAAGTTGCATCTATGGCAGAGCAGTCCGCGTACGATTCCGGTCAGGTGATCGTGGTCGAGATGCAGCCCGCGCTTCCCCGGAGGATCACCGCAGATCGCACAGCGCCCCGACTGAAGGCGCGTCAAACCAGCACGCATGACAGCCTTGCGATGTTGGGGCATGATGGGATTCTAGCGGGAACGGGCGAGGCCATTCGTCAAATCGCACGACTTTGTACCAACTTGGTACAAGCGCCCAGAATCGCGGATGATTGCCCGCATTCTCCACCACTTCACATCTCCCCCGTCAACACCAGCGCTTTCCCCTTGCATTTGACAGCGCCAGCCCTATCCTGCCGCCCAGAGCCCGCCCTCTCGCTCTGACCCCGCACGCCTCAGACGCCTCGCTCCCAGCGAGCGCCACGCCCACCGCAGGCGGTCCGGTGACTCGCCCGGCCTCATAAGCCAGCGCGAGTCGGGTTCGACTCCCGAGCCTGCTACCAACCCCTCCGCTGCGACCCCAGGCTCCCCACCCCCACACCGACACAGGGAGCGTGCAGTGGCCGGGACTCCCAGCGCACCCCCCGGGGTGGCCCCGTCCCCTCGGTCGCTTGCCTGGCTGCACCGCATGCGCACGCGCTCAACGCAGCGCAGCAGGCCATGCGCATCACTCATGCGCACCAGCGTCGCTCCCGACCTCGCGCTCCCCCTCGCCCGTGCTTTCGCGCACCGCATCCCCCGCCGCAACCTCCGCGCTAGGCAGCATGCGCATCAGCGCTCGCACCGTGCGCACAGCGTCCGCGCTCCCTGCCTCTAACTGCGCACCCAGCCACGCGCCAGCCTGCTCCGTGACCTCGAACGCGCTCATAGATGCGGCCTGCTCTCGCTCGGCCACTGCAACGGACGTGAGGCTGTTGAGCGTGACGTTGACTCCGCCTGGGATGAGGCGGCCGCGGAGCTTGGCGCGGTGCTCTAGGGCGTTGCGCGCGGCGGTGATAGCTCCGTTGCGGTCTTTGTCCTCGGCGCTGGTCATGGCGCGCTTGAGGTGGCGCAGGGCGTTGCGGACGAGGATCTCGGCCTCGCGGTCATCCTGGTCATGTGACAGGGGCGTGGCGGGAGGCTGCGAGGTTGGGGCGGCCGGGGGTGTGTCAGGATTGACACGGCCTCGGAGATGATGGGAAGCGCGGGCATGGCGATAGAGCGAGGGCATGGACATTTCTAGGCGGCGGGCGATGGATCGAACGGACTCGCCTCTCAGGAGCGCGGCGTTGGCCTCAGCGGTCTGCGGATGGGTACATGAGGCGCAGACGGCGGGGGCGAGGCTGGAATGGGACGCAGAGGCCTCAGCGACCGTCATGGGGCGTCAGGCTAGCGCCGTGCGTTGCGGGGCGCAAGGGGTGCAATGGCGGGCTGCACGGTCAAGGGCGGAAGCGTGGGAGCGTTCTAGCGTGGGGCTTGGGGTTACGGGTTGGCATGGCGGACGCATTGGCTATGGCAGACCGGGGCTCTAGGCGGACGCAGAGACCCGACCACATGAGCGGAGGATGAGATGGTCACGATGGTGGCAGCGGTAGCGGTGTTGACGGTGGTGGGATTCCTGGCGATCGCAGGGCAGGCGGTAGGGCGTAGGAGCTGGTAGCGAAGCGGGGGCGGCGAACGGTCGGAACCTTCCGGTGACACGTCCCCCGCTGAGGCGAAATGTCAAGTCTGCGGCGGTAAGCAAAAAGGGGCTTGCTAAGCAGCCCGGTAAGCAGATACTGTGAGTGACGCGGGGAACGAGAAGCCCCGCGAACCAGAGCGGAGGAGCGAATGAACGAGCGGCGTGCAGGAACGTGGGTGCGGAAGTTCGAGGTCTTCAATCCCGAGTGGCGCATTGCCAAGGTGTTCGCAGAGGGCGAAGCCTTCGGCGTGTGGACCGAGAATCGCCCGCACTGCGACTGGAAGGTCTACTCCACGTTCACCGAAGCCGTGACTGCTGCCGATCAGTTTGTACGGGCCACGTCATGAGAAAGGTCCCGCATCAAGGCACCGTGCTCGGTCGGGCGAACGATCTGCTCGACGCATGGCTCAAGGGCATGAACGAGGGCGGCCACACGGCCACCATCGAGGACATCAAGGAAGTCTTTCTCGTCTCGCTCGCTCGGGCCAAGCGAGAGTCGGAAACCGTCGTCATGCCGGCTCGACTGTGCAAACGCACCAAGGACGAGGAAAAGCTCCGCCGCGCGGCCCGCCGGACCCTGCACTGGTAGGAGAGCCCATGAAAACCGTCCCATGCAAGTTGTGCGGCAAGCCCATCCTATGGGCGAAGGACGAAAAGGGCACGACACATCCGCTCGACCCGCGCGCCCCGATCTTCTCCTTCAACGGTGGCGACCTGGACGGGGTGTTCCAGGTCCACCGGCAAGAGGGATGCTTCGTGACCCACTTCGCCACCTGCAAGAATGTCGCAGACCTCAAGAGAAAGCCGAAAGTTGACCCTCAACCACCCGAGGCGTGATTCGTGACCCGCACGCTCATCGCCCACTACCGCAAGATCGGCCGCAAGGGCGGCAAGGCGCGAGCGCGCAAGCTGAGCGCAGAACGCAGAGCACAGATCGCCCGCATGGGCGGGAGAGCCAAGGCAGCGAAGCACCCCCGCACGGCTTGAGACGCCGCGCAGAAAGAGAGCGAAGCACATGAGCATGCCCATTGATTCGAGCACGATGCCGCGACGTGACCCAATGATTGCGGCCGTGATTGAACAACTCCAGGATGCTGACGATGCGCTGCGCCACGGCAGAATGACAGACGCCCAAATGGCGCTTGTTGCCGCACAATCGGGCATAGAAGTCCTGCTCAACGGCACGCTCCGCAAGCCCAAGTCGTGACCGCGCCGCGCCTCTCCGATGAACGCATCAGGGCAGCGATTGAGTATCTGGTGGAGCAGGTCGGCCACTCCTGCTTTACCAAAAGCGTCTGCGGACAGCCGCTATGCGAAGCAACCTGGACGCTGAGTGACTTGGCCGACGAGAACCGCGACTGCCGCTCCCTGAACGCTGAACTCGTGGCGGTGTGTGACCGGCTCATCGGAGCAATCGAGGCATTTGCCGTGCAGCGAAGCGGCGGTCCTTCGGTCAACTGGGATGCGGTAGATGCGTCACAGGATGCCGCCCGCGCCGTTCTCGCGAAGGTGCGGACATGAGCGCGGCGGGTCGGTCTCTCAACCGGGCAAGGGCCGCGCGTACTTCGCTCCGCCGGCCGCCCGCCGCCTTGATCCTCTCCACCCTGGCGTATGCCTGGCTGCTCTGGTGCTGCGCCCACTTCCCGGAGGCACGATGAGCCGTGATTGCGCGTGTGGACAGCATGAACGCGGTGCGCGGCTCTACGACAAGCGCGGCATGCCGACCGAATCGCATTGGGGAGACTACTGCGATCTGGCCAACGGAACGCGATTCCTCAAGGGAGACACGCTGCTCGGCGCGGAGCGGCCACCCGCCGCCGACGCTGGGCTCCGGCTCGCCGCATCCCTACTCGCCGACGAACTAGCCAAGGTCGCCGACGTGCTGCGCCGCGTGCGCCAGAAGCTCGACCACGACGACGAGGACGCGGACTTGGGATCGTTCGTCGTGGAGCATGACCGGATGTGTCCGGCCGATGCCCTGAATCGCGTGGACGGGATCATTCGAGACCCGAGAAGCCCAGCGTTCGCCTGTGCATGTGGCCTCGAAAGCGCGCTCGACCGGCTCCGCGACGCCGAGGCGCGGATCGAGGCTGCCATCGCGCAGGCCAAACGGATCGGAGGCCAGTCGTGAGCAGGCGCGAAGCGTTACTTGAAGCCAGATACCGATGGGGCAGCAACGGAGGCGTCTGGGAGCGCGGCCTGACCAAAATCGTCGGGCGTTACGGCACTATCTGCGGCAAGAAGCGAATGGGCTGGATTGCTGGCGAGGGCCGCACCTGGGAGCAAGCATTCACCAACGCGGACGCGAAGGCGTCAGAGGTCAAACCATGACCCGCCTGCTCGCATGGCTCCGGGGCCTCGCTACGCAAGCGTCGTGGACCGGCGCGGGGAAGTGGTCGTGGTGAGCACGCAGCTTGATTCCGCCTTGGCGGTTCTAGCCACGCGGGCCGGCACCGCAGTCGATCAGCTCGGCCCCGAGGCAATGAAGGCATACGGTGGCGGGCTCCACGCACAAGTGCATGTTTTGGGGGTGTTCCTGATCCTGCTCCTATTGGCCACCGCACTGCTTGCACTGTGGGCCAAGTTCTCAGACAGCGAGGGCGTTGGGCTTGCCGCGATCATCTGCTTAGTTGGAAGCGGCATCGCAGGAACATTCTACTGCGCGGCCGTTATTGAACTCGCGTCGTACACCGCATCTCCGGCTGGGGCCACGGCGATGCATCTGGTGGGCAGATGACCACCCCCTGCCCCCTGTGTGGCCAGCCGACCGATGTGCTGGTGGTCCGGAGCTTCGGAGCCTCGTGCGAACGTCCGGCCTGCCTCGACTGGAGCGAGTCGGACGAACGCGACTATCAGCGCGAGATGAGAGACGCCGCCGAAGCGATTGAACGCAGCGACGGGACGCTGCGAGTCTGGGGCGCCAGATGAGCGAACGGGTTTACGCTACGTGTTGCGACGCCTTTGCTCGCGCGCTCGGATGGGGCACCGATAACGAAATGTACGGGGCGCTCATCTATCCGAGCACATACCCCGACGGGCAGGTGACGCATTGGAACATCGGCTGCGATCTGCCGCCGATGGGTTTTTGCCCGTGGTGTGGGGCCGCACTAGCGGCACTGCAAACGAAGGGAGACAAGTGAGCACGTCAGTGAGCACGGACCTAGTGCCAGTCGAGGCGAGCAACGGCACGCCCGCCGCGAGCCTGCACGCCAAGCTAGCTGAGATCATGGCCGAGGTTTCAAGGGTGCCCAAGCGCGGGCGAAACGAGTTCCACAAGTACGACTACGCGACCGAGGCCGATATCGTGGAAGCCGTGCGCGGGGCGCTCTCGTCGCGCGGCATCTCGCTCGTTCCCAGCATCAAGCAGGTCCTGCGCGAAGGCACGCTCACGACGGCCATCATGGAGTTTCAGTTCACAGACGGCGCTACGGGCGAGACGATGACCGTCGGATGGGCTGGAACTGGCGAGGACAAGGGCGACAAGGGGCTCTATAAAGCGATGACCGGAGCCCTGAAATACTTCCTGCTCAAGACGTTCCTGATGCCGACTGGCGATGACCCAGAGGCCGACGAGGGAACAGACAAACGCCCAGCGTTGCCCAGCGCTCGCGGCAAGAGCCGGGCGTCGGCGCCTGGCCCATTCTGCCCCCGATGCGGAGAAACGCGGCTGGCGGGCAGGGGCGACGGCCTGTGTGCGACCTGCGGGGACCTTGCCGACAAGCGGCGGGCGATGGACGCGGGCACGGAAGCCCCGCCCGCCTCGAACCAGCCGACGCCGCCTAGCCGTCCGACTCAGGTAGCGGCCTCTCGGCAGGCGGGGGCGTCGGAGTCGGACCCGGCCCCCCGTCCTTCTCCCGAGCCCGCCAAGCCGCTCGACGCCACCACCGAACGCAAGCGCGCATTCGCGCTCATGGAGCGGTACGGTATCGCCAATGACGCCGCCCACAGGCCTGACCGGCTCGCCGTCTACGGCAAGGCTCTCGGCCTCCAGCGGCTCGCCACCGAGAAGGAGGCGAAAGCGTTCACCGGAGAGCAGTGGGCTACGATCTGCGAATGGCTGAGAGCTGCCAACGAACCGCCCGACCTGCCGCCGCCGGGGATGGCGTCGTGACCGACCACCCGAGCGCGGAGCCGCGCGTGAGCGTCGGGGCGTTGATAGCATTAGAGGCGAACGCGCGTGGCCTGATGGAAGCGAATCCCGACCTCCGCACGATGCCGATGCGGCTTCACCCGAACGAGTTCCTGGGGCTGCTCGCAATGCTCCGCGACGCCCGCACGGAACTCGCCGCGCTGCGCCCAGTGGTCGATGCGGCGCGGAAGTGGCACGCGACGGGTGTCTGCACCAAAGAGGAAAGCGAAGCGTGCGACGATATGGCCCGGGCGGTGGAAGCCTACGAGTCGAGGAAGCCATGACCCCCGAGAGCGCAGAGCCGCGCGTGAGCGATGACTTCATTGCCGAGGCCATCGAGAATGGAAGCCAGCGCGAAGCGATCTTCGCTGCCGCAGCACGCGACGCCCGCGCGGAGCTAGCCCGCATGCGCCCGGTGGTCGAGGCGGCGCGGAATCTCGGGACGTCGATGATGACTCGGCCACGGCGCCGCGAGACATGGGAGGTGATACCGACCTTGGTGGCCGTGCGCATCAACGCTCTGCTTCGCGCCATCGACGCCTACGACGCGAGGCCGCTATGACCCCGGAGCGCCCGAGCGCGGAGCAGGAAGCGCGGGAGTGGCTGCAGGATCAGCACGCCATGCT